CATAGCAACCTGAGAAGCTGCTACCGCATCAATATCCTTATACGCCGAGCAGGACAGCCCCGCCAGCGTAGCAACAGACTTGCCAACCGCCAGCTTACTGCCGCCGGCCGCGCGCCAGATCAGCGGGTTGTTGGCCATCTCCTTGCAGCGGGCGGAATCACTGAGCAGATCGTCCCAGTCGGTGAACTCGTAAAACTGGTGCATCCATGTCAGCACCGCATCATCGGCAACCGCACTGCCGAGCAGCAGCTCAAGCAGCTTGTCGCTGTTGCGGTCCGGCATGCTGATCGGCACGCCGAGCACGACCGACACGCCGCCCAGATTGGCGGCAAACTCCGCGCTCATAGTCGGGTTGGAGAGGATCGTCTCCAACCTATGCACGCCTTTGCGGTAATTCGATTTGAGTGCCGACGCATACGCCATAAAATCGCTCTGATTTGCTAACATTTATCTTTCGCCTCCATACTCTACGGCAATGTAATTGATTTTAACTGCGTCAGCTGTGGTCGTTGTGCCGCTGACCAGTGTGGTCTCTTTGTGAGACGGGTTGGTACCCGTCTCAGTACCGATATAGTAAGTTCCGGTCTGCAAGGTACGCAGGCAGTACAAAAATCCCTCGGCGGTGATGTCCTTAATCAGCACCACGCCGTCAAAGTCCTCGGCCTGACAGGTCACCTGCGGCACACCCTCAAACGCCTCTCTAAAATGGTAGGTGTTCCAGCCTGCCCCTGCGTTGGTGATCGTGCCGACCTCCATCTCGGTGTCCTGCAGCTCACCCACGCCGGAGTCGCTTTCGCCGCCGTTGGGGGCATCCATCGCACCGACTACGTTATCCTCCGTAAAGCCTGCAAACTGCCCTTTCTTGCCGGTCAGCTTGTCGAGCTTTTTGTCGAACAGCTCCTTGTGCGCGGTTGAACTCTTGTTATGCGTATCTACGGCGCCCTTGCCCTCGTAATTCATCGCGGGCAGCTGCGCTGCTGGCACCTTGCCGTCAGCGCCCAGACCCGCAATGCCGCCAGCCTTGCCCTTATCCGCTGCCGATACCGCGCCCAGATCAGAGGCGGTCAAGCTGCCGCCTTTCACGGTCTTCTTGACCTCGGCGGCCAGTTCCGTGGTCTTTACACGCGCTGCAACTTCGTTGTCCAGCTTGTCCCAGTTGGCGTTAAGTGCCTGTTCGATATTAAACGTGCTCGCGCCGTCCTTGTCCTTCTCATACTCAAACAGCCCGAGATTTTTTGTTGTTTTGCTCACTGTATCACTCCTCAAACGCAAAATCGCTGATGGGGTGCGACTGCAGCTCATCGACCGTCATCGCGGACACCTCGCGCACCAGCAGCCAGCGCCAGAGGAACTGCACCGCCAGATGGCACGGGATTGTGCGGTCTACCGCCTCCTTCAGTGCCGCAAGCTCAGCCGGTGCCGGGATACCGTACGCGCCGATAAACGTCAGCAGAACGACGCCCTTTGCAAAGCCGACGGAAATCTCGCCATTCTTCCAGCTGTCGCACACGCGCTGAATCAGGTCAACATCGCACTTGCCCGAGCCGCGCCACCGTGCAATCAGCGCCGTGCGGCGCTCCTCCAGCGTGCCGGTGGACGGCAGTCCGGCGTCGCGCTCCTCGATGGCAAGCGCCCACGTCATGCTGGCAGGAAACAGCTGCTGCGTAATGTCGAGCATCTGCTCGCGCTGCGTGTCGTCGAGCGACTGGATCGCGGCAAGCAGGTCGCACACCCACTTGTCCGTCCGGTACGCCACCGGCAGACTGCGCAGCATGTTGTCAAACTCAGCCATAGGTGATCGTCACCTCGCCCAGTACCGGACACTCGCGTTCCGCGATTGCAATATTCACGATGCCGCCGGACACTTTCAGCCCGGCGTAATCAATCACACCCGGCGTGTCCATGATGGCCGCGCCGATCTGTGCATAGCTGATGTAGTCCTGGGTAAAGACCGTGCCTGCCAGATAAGCCGCAACGCTCTCCTTGATGCCGGACGTCAGGATGTCCTCGGTCACGGTGTCCGATTTGGACACCGTGCAGCTGACCGTGATGGCCTTGCCGGTCGCGGCAGTGACAAAGCACTGTGCACCGATGGGCGCTTGTCCCCTACCGGCTCCCTCGCTGTCGGGGTCGATGAAGTCCTGCACCGACTTCACCAGCGCAGGCGATGCAGGCTGACCGGCGTTGTCGGCAATTACCACGTCAACCGTGTTCGCCCCCTGTACGCGCGGAAACACCTTGACATGACCGACACCGGCCACCTCAAGCGCCCACTGGGCATAGTGGTACACGTTGCCGCTCGTGGCAGGCGTGCGCAGTACGACCAGATAGCGCGCGTAATACTCGCTGTCGGATTCTTCTGCGTAACCGCCGCCGATCGGCTCAGGGTTATCACACGAGGCAATGCCCTGCACTGACACCGGCATCTGCGTCACGCTGTGCGCGGGCAGGTTACCTGCCGTACCGTCCACCGTGCAGGTGACCGGTACAGTGCCCTCGCCCTCAATGGCTACGGTCTCTGTCGCATAATACTGAACACCGCCGCCGGACTCAAACAGCGTGCCCTGCCCGACCGTGCCTGTGCCGGTGACGGTCAGGCTGCCGTGCGCAAAGGTCGCCGCCTTGCGCTCCAAGCCGGAGCGCGGATAGATGTAGCGGTCCAGCGCGCTGTCGTGCAGATTTTCGGGGTCAAGCTGCTGTTTGGCCTCGTCGATAGCCTCGTCCGTGCCCTCCATCCGCAGGCTGACTGCAGCTAAAAGGTCATACGTCGGGAAACCGATGGTCTTTTGATAGCTTTCCGGCATTGCGGACAGCATCTTGTCTAAAATCTCACTCGCTGACAAACGTCGTCACCTCCTCACTCTCTCCGGTGTGCAGGCGGACCGTGAAGCGTACCTCCACGCCGCGCCGCACGCGCGTAAACTTAAAACTGTCAAGCGACCGGATAGCCGGGCAGAACGCGGCGGTCTCTCGCACGTTGCGCTCAATCTCGGCAAAAATCCAGCCCTCCGGCACGCGCCGGTCAAGGCTGACCGCCTCCACGCCCGGCTGGGTCGTGCCACTCGTCCGGTAGATCGGGATTGATCCCGGTTTCTGGCGCAGCATCAGCTCAAGCCACTGCTTGACCGCCTCCACGCCCTGCCGCTCGACCAGAGCGCCGTCGATCAGCTGAAAACTGCCCGAGCGTCCGTCCTCATGGAACACAAACTCCGGAGAGCGCCCAATGCTCTCCGCGACCTGCGCGGGCAGCTCCTCCGGGATAACCGGAAACACATCGGCCATAGCCGACACCTCCTAAACTTACATATGCCAATCATCAGCCGCCACGCTATCCGCCAGCGTCGGTGCAGGCAGCAGCATAGCCGTCGCAAACGCGATGATCCACCCGACCGTCAGGTCGATGCGCCCGCGGCTCTTTTTCTTGGTCGGCTTGATGTTCTCGTTGTCGTCACTTACGCACCGCACGTTCAAAAAGCACTGCCGCGCGGCCGTATTATGGACGTGCAGCATCTCATGCGCGCGGATGAGCCGCTCCAGCTCCTTCATCGGCGGCGAGATGGTCCGGATACCCTGCGGAATCTCGACAACCTCGGTCACCGTGCCGGACAGTGCCTCGCGGATGCGCTGCATCACGGTCGCGCCCAGATACGGGTCAAAGCCCACCATCCTGAGGTCGTAGTCCCGCGCCGCCTGCACCACAGCGTAAGCCACATCCTCAAAGTCGATGATATCGCCCTTGCAGCCATGAAGGAAGCCTGCGCGTATCCAGTCGCGGTACGGCACATGGTCCTCGCGCTCGCGTGCCTCTATGCCGTTGAGCGGCATCCACCCGGTCGGCAGTGCCACCCAGCGGTCCAGACCCTCCTGCGGAGGGAACACGAGGACAAAGGCGGTAAGGTCGGTGCTCTTGGAGAGGTCAACGCCGCCGTAACAGGTCTTGCCGCGCAGCAACTGCACGGCCTCGCGCCAGTCCTTGCAGCCGGGCGGATTCCATTGCGTTTTGTCATAGATGGTTATCGGTATCCACCCGACAGTCGCCGTGGCGATCCACTGGTTAAGCCTGAGCCAACGGAACAGCCGCTCGGCGGCTTCGCTTTTCTTGGCGTCCGCTGCCTGAGCGCGGATGGTGGCCATCTTGAGCGTCTTGCCGAGCGACGGATTGCACCGCCGCCACAGGTCCTCGTCGTAGATGTTGAGGTCTTTCAGCTCGTCCTCGTCCTCGATCAGTCCGAGGCCGTAGATGATCGGCAGCCACCGAGGGTCATCGTAGGCTTTCTCGTCCCTCGCGCCGCGCCGCCATCGGTAGATAGCAAGCGCCTTCTCATGCACTTCCCATCCGATGGATTTGCGGTCGGGGTCGTCTCCGGCGGTGGTCAGCACAATCCACACCGGCTGACGGCGTGCGTCACCGGCACCAAACGTCATAACGTCCCACAGGTCGCGGCTCGGCTGGGCGTGCAGCTCGTCAAAGATAACGCAGCTCGGCTTGTAGCCGTGCTTGCTGTACGCCTCGCTGGACAGCACCTTGAGCCTGCTGCCGCTCGTCTCGTCGTAGATGGTCTTGGTGCTGTCCACGATGCGGCTGCGCTTTTTCAGCGCCGGACTCTGCTCTACCATATACTTGGCCGCCGCAAAGACGATGCCCGCATTGTCGCGGTCAGCCGCTACGACATACACCTCGCCATTGATCTCGCCGTCGGCAAACAGGTGGTACACACCCAGACCGGCAGCGATTTCCGACTTGCCGTTCTTCTTGGCGATCTCCAGATAGAGATACTGGTATCGCCGCAGGTAGCTGCCTGCTGGGTCGTCCTCGTCCTCGATCAGCTGACCGTAAAACTCGGTTATCATGTTGCGCTGCCAGTCCATCAGGCGCAGCGGCACGCCGCTGGAGCACGTCAGGCACTCTAAAAAATCGCAGACAAACTGCGCCTGCTCCGCGTCAAACATTCCGCTGCACCTCCTCCGTTACAGACTATCTAAAACCAGCAGCTGTGCCCCATGCAGCAGCGCCGCCGCCTGCATGCCGACCTTCCACGTTTTGCTTTTTGCCGTGGCGGTCATAATCAGGCCGGTGCTGCTGTCGAACTTAAATTCCTTGTCCGCGATCGCGAAGATCAGCTTGGGCGTCACCTGCACGACCTCTGCCCTGTACCACGGCTGCGGCTGCCCTGCCAGTGCGGCGCGGCTTGTGCCTTTGATGGCGCGCGCCAGCGCTGTATCCCATGCCATAGGCACGACTCCTTTCCACATCTTCCACAGTGTTATCCACAAGCATACAATATCTTGTGTTATCCCCACGGCGTACAGAAACCGGAAATCTCCGCATAACTGCGAGTAACACGCTTGACAGAGTTGCTGTAATTGCCCTCAACGGTTTCGCAGCTTGATGCTCCGGCAGAAATTACAATGCCGATATGACGGTCACCCTGTATCATCAGATCGCCCGCCTTAGGCTTGTAACTGCCTGCCGATTTGTACTTGCCGCGAGACTTGAAATAGCTGCTCATATCGCCAACGTAGCCGTAGCTTGTCGGGATAGGCGCACCGGACTTATACGCACACCAGCAAACAAAATAAACACACCAGGCAACACCGTTGTGACCGGCCCACTGGCCGTACTTGTTGATGTCCTTGCCGGACTCCTTGTAACCGACCTCGCCCAGTGCCGTGTTGATAAACGACACCGCGCTGCCAGAGCCGCCGCCCGAGCCGCCGATGATCGCAGAGCCGTTTTTGCGTCCCCAGCGGTTGCATTCAGCGTTCGAGGACATCAAGAGGTCGAAGTGGTACACGCCGTTCTTGATCTGGATCGCGCCGCCTCTGTCGTTGACCGTGTAGGTCATGCCGTCGAGGCTTGTGCCCGTGTCGCGCACCGTGATTTTGGTGCCAAACGGCACAGACGGCGGTGCGGCGCAGGTGTGCTTGCTTGGGTCGAGCCTGTTGCCCTGCGCGTCCAGATAACCGCCCTCCAGAGCGTTGTTGGCGGGGTAGTACGCCGTAAACAACGCCTTGACGATCGTGCCGCCCGAGCCGCCGTCACTGCCGCCGGACAGATCCGGCAGACCGAACACCTGCACCTTGTCCGTGCTGGCGGCCTTGATGGCTGCCGCGTCGGTCTTGCCCTCGGCGGCGGCTCGCACCTGCTCGAGCGCCGTGATTTCCAGCGCCATCGTGTGTCCTGCACCGCCGTAGTGATGCTCCACGCGAGTAATACGGAAGTTGCCCTTGATGCCGAACGCGGGCGAGTTGAATCGCAGTACCACGCCGCTCTGCACCTCATCACAGCCCCAAATCTCGGAGATGGAGCGGGTCTGCCCTACCTTGTCGGCATTTTTCAGCAGATTTTTCACCATCTGCCCAAGCACAGCCGTGCCGGGGTTCTCGGTCACGGTCTCTATGTGCTGCATGAAACCGTAACGCTTGATGGATGCCGCGTTGCTGGCCTGTGCGCCGATGTACGCCTTGCCGTCGTCCTCGGCGGCAATGACAACAGCGTTGTAGGTGTCCTCAATGCTGTCCTCGCCGCTCACCTGACCGAGCGCCCATGTGATGTCAAATGCGGCGATATTTTTCGCCGGCTTGTGGAATGCCTTGATAGGCGCGGTCGGCAGCGCCTCGACCTGCAGGCCGCTGTCGTCCACGCGGTGGCGGTACTGCTTGCCGGTCGCAGACGTGCAGGTGTCCAGCACATCGCTGATAATGTCAGACGGCGTGGAGCCGGTCCACAACTGCGTGATCTTGGTCGGCAGGCTGCACACCTTGCCGACTGTCACGCCCGCCTTGGCACACGCCTTGCGGATGACCTGATCGGCCGCAAGGTTGTTGACCTGCAGCACGATTTCCGACTTGTTGAGATACCAGCCGCGGTCGTAGGCCGTAACACCGCCGTCCAGCGTCACCGTGATGATAACGCCTGAAAAAACCGTTTTGCCCTGATTGGTCACGCGCACCTTGTCGCCCGGCGCAAGCGCCAGCTTAGGCGTGTACTTGTCCCACGGCGAGATAAACGTCGTAAACGTCAGCTCCGCCGCCAGTGTGTCAAGGTCATCCGTCAGCGTCATGTCGCTGGCAAATGCGGTGATGTCGCGCGGCTGTGCGCCGTCGCGGTACAGGACGAGCTTGTGCTCGTCTACATAGCCTGCCGCCATGCGGCGCACCTCCTCATGTGATAAATCGGTATTCTGTCACAGCGATAGAATACTCCAGATCGCCGTTGCGGCGCACGGTGACGTCAAAGCTGTCCACCGTCACCGGCATGTTAAGCCGGGAAGCACCCTTGCTGTCGAGCACGATCAGCCGGAACGGCACCTTCTTGTCACGCCACCGGTCGAAAAAATCGACATACGCCCAACCATCCGCAGACGCCTCAGACGGCATGAAGAAGTATCGGTGCACTGGAAGCAGCGCCGTCCACTCCATGTGCCGCAGACAAAGCGTGCCGATGCGGCGATAGTCTCGGCTCAGGCCCTCGTATGTCTCGTGGTGCTGCTCCGGCTGCGGGATCGGGAAATCCGGCGGACAGTGCGGCATGACCCAGACTTCTTCGTTGTTGTTCACGCTGAAAATAATCTTGTACACTTACCGCACCTCCTTATGTGTTGCCGAGCGCCGCAAGCACCTTGCGGCCGACGTACTCACCGACCTGTTCAGTGTACTCCCGGTTGCCGATCACGTTGCCCTGGATGGTGACGTTGACCGTCACGCTCCGACCGCCTGCCGCCTTGACAGACACGTCATGCGGGATGATCTGCGTGCCGCTCGGCAGGTTCATGATCTCACCGCCGCGCTCGTTGACACGGGTCAGGCCGCCGCGCCAATAGGGCGTACCGGTTGCCTTGCCGAGTCCCGGCAGGCTCAGCAGGCTGCTGGGTGTCGGCTTAGGTACCGTCGTAGTGGTCGAGGTCGTGGTCTTGACCGGACCGGCCGTTGTAGTCGTTTTGCTGCTGGTCTTGGTCTGGGTCGTACCTGTGGACGTGCCCGAGCGATTGCCCGTTGTGGCATTGTCTACCCACTCGATAGCGTCGCCCAGGACACCCTTGGCACCCTTGTACAAACTGCCCAGGATGGGGATGCTCTCGATCTTGTCGTTGAGCCACGACAGCTTGCTTGCTACCCATTCCAGCGCCGTCTTAGCGGCATTTTTGACCTTGTTGAACGCACCGGAAAAGGCAGTGCCAATGCGAATGCTGACGTCCTTAAACTTGTTCCAAAGGCTCTGCGCACCGGCCTTGAGCCAGTCCCAGTTTTTATACACTAATACACCAACTGCGATCAGCGCTTCCAACACCGTGATTACAAAACCTACTGGGTTAGCCCGCAAAGCAGCATTTAAGCCAGTCTGCGCTACCGTTGCTGTACTTGTCGCCGCAGCTTGTCCGCCCAGCAAACCAGTCATTGTCAGCACAGTTTTGCCAAGTCCAAGCAGTGCATTTCCACCAGAACTTACTGTTCGGTTAAACTCCGCCAACTTCACAAGGGCGAAAGCCGCCGCCAACAGCTTGACGCCAGTCTTGAGCGTTTTAGTATGCTCCTTACACCATGCCATTGAGTCACCGGCCTTTTGCAGCATATCGCCTGCCTTCTGGGCGCCGAGCTGCACACCGTTTACCAGCAGATCCGCCAGCCGTTCCAGACCGCCTTCGGCAATCCAGCTGTCGAGCTTTGCCATCAGCGTGTCCAGCTTGCCGTTAAGCCAGTCCATTGGTGACGTGTTGAACGCCTTGGAAAAATGCGAGCCGACAACATCCAGTGCCTTGGACGCACGACCGGCCAGCTCCGATCCGACCTTGCCTGCAAAGCCCTTGACCGTGGCCTTGAGCGTGTCCACCTTATCGTTGAGGGCATTCGCACTGTCCAGCGTGTCCTGCGACAGAATAACACCGGCCTTCTCGGCCTTACCGGCCAGCTCCTGCAGGGCGGCACCGCCGTCATCGACGATACCGGCAAGGCTGTCCGCACTTTTGCCAAACAGGGTCATTGCCAGCGTGTCGCGCTCGGTCTCGTTCTGCACTTTGGACAGCGCGGTCAAAGTCTCGTAAAAGACCGTCGTGCTGTTACGCAGATGACCGTTGCTGTCCTTGACCTTAATGCCGAGCTGATCCCATGCCGCAATCGTTGTCTTGCTGGTCGAGATCATGTTCTTCTTCATTTTTGCGGCAGACTTGACGATATCGTCAATCGACACGTCGATCAGGTCCGATGCGTACTGCCATTTCTGGATGTCTGCCGTCGAAAAGCCGCTCTGCTTTGCCAGAGTGTTAAGGTCATCGGCGGCGAGTGCGCTTTTGAGCGTCAGCGCCGACAGACCGGTTGCCACGGCAGTTGTACCGGCAACGATTGCCGCACCGGCTTTCTTGGCGTAGTCCTGCAAGGCTGCGACCGACTTATTTTTAAACGCCACCACGCTGCGCGTAGCGGAGATCATGCTGCTGTCGATTGCCTTGCCGGACTTCTTCGCGTTCTGGGCGGCCTTGACCAAACCGCCGGACATATTATCCCGCACCGTCAGGACGGTGTTGATAACCTTATTTTTAGCCACTATTCCGTCCCTCCTCCGGTGCATACGCGCGGCAGATGCCCTCCGCGACGATGTTTATCATATTCTCGTACCAGCGCGCCCGCCCGACTCGCAGCACCGCACGGTCTGCGTAGCTCATCTGCCGGATTTGCTCCGGCGTGATGCCTCGTGCCGCGTAAAATGCTGCAAGGTCGAGCACTGGGTCGCGCTCAATCAGTTTTTTGCCGGGTCCTCATCCTCATCACCGGCAATCAGACCGAGCCAGGCAAACAGGGATGCCGCGAGCTCATTGACCTCGCGGACATCCATCAGCACCCAGATAACGTCGTACGGGTCGGTCACGCCGAGCGCGGTGTGCAGCTCCGGGTCCTGCAATGCCGGACAGCAATCATAGATCAGCTGTGCACCGACATCCAGCATCTGCGACGGCTGCTCTCGTGCCGCCAGAAACGCCTCATAAGCGTCCAGCTGGGCGGTGTGCCCGAGCTTGACAAAATCAAGCTTCTGACCGCCGACCTCGAACTGCTTCGCCTTGGTCTTGTCGGCCTTGCGCTGCTCGGCCTTTGCCGCCAGCGCGTCCAGTAATTTCTTATCCATATACCATTTCCTCCATAAATTCGCCGGTCTCCTCGGCGGTCTCGATCCAGGTGAGCCGCAGCATGACTGCCAGCGTCTCGCCGTCTGCGTCGCAGGTGATGTCGTCCTCCGGGATGAGTACCACGCCCTGCACGGTCACGCCTTCCCGCAGAGCCGCGCGGATCGCGTCAGCGGCCGTGTTCAGCTCATCCCGCGGGCGCTTGCCGTCGGCGGAATAAAAATATATCTCGATGTCGCAGCCGGTCTCGGCGTAGTCGTCCGTGCCCATGCCGTCGGTCTGACCAACGTCAATGCGGTAACTGCGCCGCACCAGCGGAGCCTTAACATCGTCACGGATACGCCCGGCAGGCAGGTCGGCGGCCTTAAGCGCCGCGCTTACCACCGCGCCGAGCGCGTCGTCTATCTCTTTCCATCGGATCATAGCTTGTTAATCACCTCGTCCAGAGCATCCTCGGCAGCCTGCTGAAACTGCTCATCAAAGCCCTGCGCGGCCTTGTCAAAGACCTCGCGGCCCAGCTGCTTCTTTCCTCGTGTGCCGTCTCGCGCTTTTGGTGTCCATTCCTGCTCGACCAAATGGCCGATTGGGTCACCCGAATACACGCGGATACGCATCTGACCGTCCTTGGTGTACACCTTGCCGCGCTTAATGCTCTTGTGGTACTGACCGGCGGCGCGGTCATACTCTTTGCGGTGCACCGCTGTGCGGTTGACCGTTGCACGCGCCTGCTGGGCTGTCTTGCGGCGCAGCTTGCTGCCCTGATCTCGGAGCAGCTTTTTCTGCACCTTCTCCAGTTCCTTGGGCTGTGCGCCCAGCTCCTCCGCAAAGGCCATCAGCTCCGAGCAGTCAAAACCATCACGAGCCATCGCGTGTCACCTCTCCCTGCCGCAGTGTGCAGTAAATCTCCACCCAGCCGCGGCGGTTATAGATCGGCAGCCAGTACGACACATCCAGCCGCTGACCGCGGATAATAAAGTACATCTCGCGGCACAGCTCCGGCAGGCTGGCGCTCCGGCAGACCACGCGGTGCGTGATCTCGGCACGCTCAGCGTCACCGGTCAGCGTCTCCGTGCGCCCGCTTGTCGGGTTGACGGCCGCCCAGATTGTCCGGGCTTTGGTGTAGCAGTAGTCGGTCTCGCCGTTTGGCTGCTCCACCGGTGCGGCAAGCCATACCTCGGCGCGGTCGCGCAGATCACGCACCTGTGTTGCCATCGCCCGCACCTCCAAACGCACACACCAGTTTGAGCTGGTTTACCATCTGCCGCACGAGCGGCGGAACCGTAGCCAGGGCAGCGGCTGCATTGTCTGCACACTTGCCCTCGTACTGGTTCAGCACCATTGCCTGCACAATAAGGTCATACATCGCCTCGTGGCCGTCACGAGTGATACCGCACTGCGCGAGATAGCTGTCGCTCATCTCCGCAAAGCCGGTCAGCTGCGCATCGTCCTCATCGTAATCGACACGACAGTACTTCTTGATTGCATCCAGTCTCTCGGCGGTGATCATACGACCACCGCCCGGAGTTCTGCCTCAGCGATAGCGATGGCCCGCTTGCGGGCGGTGTTCAAATTGGACACCGGCTGCGGCTCTGGCTCTTGGCTCTGGCTCTGTGCAGCGATGTACGCCGCACGCAGCTTGTCCATATCAGGGACAGCTCCGCAAGCGTTGTAAATATTGTTCAGATTGAGCGGCTCGCCCGGCTGCTCCTCGCCGATGATCTCGTCGATCAGACCGGCGTCCAGCGCCGCACGGGCGCTGAGAAAGGTCTCGCGGTCCATCATGCGGCGCAGTGCGTCATGACTGGTCTTGCCGCCGACCTTGCTCTCGTACGCCGCGATAATGCTCTCGGTGATGCTCTCGAGCATCTGCACGCTCTCGCGGTGCACGCCCTGATTGCCCTCAGTGACCGTGCTCGGCAGGTGGATCATCACCTGACCGACCGGTGAGCACGCCGCCGTATCCGCACCTGCCATCACGACAGACGCGGCAGAACCGGCAAGGCTCTGCACCTCGGCGCGGGTATGTACACCCTGGCGGGACGCATTGCGCAGCAGGCTGTACATCTCAAAACCCGCAAAGACCGAGCCGCCGCCGGAGTTGATCTCCAGAACAAATTCCTCGTCTGCGGGATTTTCGGCAAGCGCCGACCGGATATCCGCCGGACAGGCCGCCGGGATACCCCACCAACGCAGGATAGGCGCGTCACTGTCGGCCACGATGTGACCGTTTAAGCTGAATCTCATGCCGCACCTCCTTACAGGGTTTCGAGAACCTCGAAGTTACCGAATTTAAAGGGAATCTCTTCCTCGGTCTTGGACTTCTTTTCAAACTTTGCGAGCGTGAACTCGTCAATCGTAATGTCGCTGTACGCTACGCGCTCCGCGCGGTTTGTGCCAGGCATGGTCTGGCTGGTGATAATGGTGATGGTCGGCATCTCTCCAGACTTATACGCCGCAGCAATCAGGCTCAGCACATCACTGTCGATCTTGAGCGTGGTCAGCGTGCCCTCGCCCGAGTAGCCGTTATATACACGGTAAGTAGCCGGATCACCGCACACGTTGATATCCTCAAAATCACCGGCAACCTTGGCCTCAACCGACTGCAGCGTGGTCAGCTTTTTGCCGTTAAACCACGCATGACCGCCGTTGCCGTGCATAATGCGATTGGGGTTAAATTCAGGCATCCTGTGCCCTCCTCTCTAAAAATGGGAAGGGCGGCAGCAGCGCCGCCCTTGGGTCAGTCCTTACGCAATGGTCAGAGATACCGCAGCAGCGGCCTCAGAATCGAACACCTGTGCATCCAGACGGGTGATCGCGCGGACCTCGGTGCTGTTGGTCTTCCATGCGTTGCCGCCGATGTCGGTCGATGCGATCTCAAGCGGCTGACGGCGGAACAAAGTAGCGTACTGGGTGAAATCACCGCAGTAGATCGGCGCCTTGCTGGTCGCGGTCTTGAGGATGCCGTTAGACACAACGGTAATGCCGCGGCCAAACAGCAGCTTGCCGGTCGAGCCGGTCGGATCAGGCTGCAGCAGCGGGCGATTATTGCCGTCCACCAGCTGGTCGAGGGCGTTAAAGCCGTCCTGATTGGTCACAAAGTGTGCCGTCGCGGAGATCGCCGGGTCGAGCGTCTTGTTAAGCGCAGTCTTCAGCACCTTTACAACGTCCGTCTCGGTCGCGGCTGCGGCGCCGGTGTCGAGCGCGGCGAGCTTTGCAACCAGCAGGTTATTTTCGGTGATGACCTGCTTCTTCGCCAGCCAGCGCGAGATGTACGCGAGCAGAGCCTCGTCGGTGTCGCGCAGCAGGTCGTTGGAGACCGGAAGGATCAGCGCATAGTCCTCGACCTTGTAGGCGATCTTGCGGAACGCCGGCTTGTCATCCTGCGGAATCTCATCCATCTCGTCAATCTTGGTAAAGCCCTTGTTCGGCGCGGTATCTACCACACGCGAGCCGGACAGGAACGATACATTCTCGACCGCAAACAGGTCGGACAGCGGCACCAGAGAGCGGCGCAGCTCGTTAATGCGGGTCTGGATGTCCTGCGGCACCAGCAGGCCGCCGTCTGCCTCGACACCCTCGGTCATGGCACCGGCGTTTTCGGCTGCCATGGCACGGCGCAGAACGTCTGCGTTGGACTCAAAGGCTGCACGCTGGCCGCGTGCCTGGGCGCGGATGCACTCCGCAAAGGCATGCACGCACTCGCGGCTGTTGACCGGCTCTGCCGCCGGAGGATCGGTGCCGCTGGTCGGTACGCCTTCCGGCTCTGCCGGTACATTCTCCTCGGCTTCCATGATTGCCTTTACGCGGGCGATCTCCGCATCTACGGCGGTGTTCTCTGCCAGCGCCGCGTCAAATGCGGTCTGATCGCCTGCCGCGTCCGCCTGTCTCATGCGGTCTACAATGCCGCGCTTCTTAGCGAGCAGGTCAAGCAGTTTCTTCTTCATAGGTCTTGCCTCCTTAATTGTTGTTGTAGGTTATCCGGTCACGCCATGGTGATCGGGAAAATCAGGTCGGTCATACTGTTGAGAATCTTAACGTCAGCGGTCAGATACACGGTGCGCTTGAAGGGATTGGCCTTCACCGTGTCATCGTCCCAGCTTTCCGCCTCCGTCTTGCCGGACGCCATCCAGGCCGCTCTCTGTGCGTCTACATCAATGCGTGCAGCGTTGGCGAAATCCGGGTCGAGGATATTCTGCTGCATGAGCTGTCTAAAGTAGCTCATATTGAGCGACGACAGCAGGAGCATCTGATTATCTCTGGTGTTGCGGTAGTTGCCGAGATAAGTACCACGGAACACGGCGGTGATATCGTCACGCATCATGTCCATGGCTTCCACGGTTTCGATAAATTTCATATCTTCCGTGCGGGTCTTGCCGTCCGTGGTGGTCATGCTGTTGATACCCTGTGCAATACGGACCGTGTTATCCTCGCCGTTGAAGAGGATAAACTTGCCCGTGCCGAGTGCCGCGTCATTATCGTCAACTTCTACGACCTCCGACAGATTGCTGCACTCGTAATTGGTGCAGCCGCGGGTAACGTTGCACACTGCAAAGATCGCCAGCAGACTCGGCAGATAGGTCACGCCGTCCTGCGTACCGCGATCATCCGTATAGGTGACGGACTCATTGACATAGTTAACAACGTGCATATCATCCGGCGCAGTAGCCAGATTGTAGCAGACCGCCTTGTAAGTCTTCTTCCGGGTATTATCCTGGGTCTTAACCCAGGCAGCCAGAGCCGCACCGTCCGCCGCATTCTGCCCTGCAACGGCAATCCATCCGGTTTTGACGGTCTTGCCGATGGCCGCCAGCGTATCCGCCAGCGCACCGGACGCATCCGCGCGGAAGATGTGCGCCTGATAGGGTGCAAAGCCCATCATGTCACAGATAGCGGCGTAATTGTCCGCCGTGTACAGGCTTTCGTCGGCCTGCGCGGCGCTCAGATCACTGTACTGCTTGTGGGTAAAGTCCTTGCTGGTTTCGTCGCGCACGATCAGGATCGCAATACCACGCTCACTGCGCTCGGCAAGGTCTCCCGCTCGCTGCTCAAAGTCGATTTCGATTTTAGGCATTGTTACTGCCATTATGGGGTCACTCCTTTCTGTTCCTCGCCGTCCGCTCCGTTGCGGCGGCGGCTCAGGTCCCGCCAGTCCTCCAGCGGGACGTAGTTAAGGCTTGCCAGACGGTCATCGCCGCCGGGTACGTCCGGCAGGTCCTCGAGTGCGCGGATATCGTCCACACTGTACGCGCCGATCTCGCGCATGGACTTGTACCATGCAGCCCGAGCTGTCCAGTCTCCGCGCAGCTCGCCCATCATGTTGCGGCGCAACTGCAGGCCGCGGCTGCACTCGCTCTCAAGCAGCAGCTTGTGCGTGTCCTCCTGCTCGTGCTCGCTGACGATTGGGCTGAGCGTGCGCTGGATATACTCAATGGCCGCCTGCGTGTTGGCGGCATAGCTCTCCTTGCCCGCGCCGAGCTTGTAAAACGGGATGTTAAACAGCCGGGCAATGTCCTCGACGCTGGCAGCCTTGCTCTCGATAAACTGCGCGTCACGGTTTGTTGCGGTCAGCGGCGTGTACTTGAGGCCGTTATCCAGCACCGCAATGCGGTAAGCGTTGTCCGCTCCGGAGTGGATGCTTTCCCACTCGGCACGGATTTTGCTCTTGATGTCCACCTTCTCGCCGCCGATGGTGGTCGACCTTGGCGAGAGGTCGGTGTCGGTGGTCAGAATGCCGCTCACCTGACCGCCGTTGCGGTAGTAATTGCTCTCATACCGCTGCGCCTGCAAGGCCGCCTCAATGGTCTCGGCGCCACGGCGCAGATAGCTGATGCCCTCAAGGCCGTCTGTGCTGAATGCCTTGTAATGCAGCACATCGGTCGGCCAGAACTTGCGGTACTCGTGCGTCTTGGGATTGATGCCGACATACCACAGCTTGGCGTTGGTGTCGAGGATCGGCAGCATATAGCCCGGTGCGATTGGCAGCAGCTCCACCGGCTGTCCCCACTTGTCGCGCAGGATGAGCGCGTAAGCGTTGCCGTACGCAATACGCCTCGACTCCATCAGCTTGTGATAGTCAAAGGCGGTCAGGGCCTCGGTCGGTCTGCCGGTCAGCAGCCGCACCGCCGGATGGTCGGGCACCCGCTCGCGGGTCTCGCCGTCCATCAGGTAGATCGGCATTTTCGCCACGCTGTCCGAGATGATCTCGATGCAGGCGTTGACGGCAGGCAGCTTCATCGCCTGCATTTCCTTGCCGCCGAACAGGGTGCTGCCGCCCGTGCTCCATCCGGTCGGGTCGTCCAGCGTCAGCGTGGTCTGACCACGAATGCGGTGTAAAATCTTATCTGCGATCATTGCTGCACCGCCTTACACGACCATCAAAATCGACAGCAAGATAGCGAGCACACCGCCCGCGATTGCGGCCAGCGGCGGCCAAATCGTGTAGAGTCCAACCATAATAACAACCACGCCGCCCAACAGCAGAGCGTCAGACAGCAGCGCGACTACGATTTTCTTCATCATTCACTTTCCTCCTCTGTCGGTGCGTCATCCTCCGGCGCGTCAACCAGATTATCCAGCAGTGCACACTCGCCTGCCGTCGCAATGCCGAGGTACGCCATCAGCGCCGCACGGCCGTAATCGTCGGTGCCGTTGTCGCGCTCCCAATATTCGGTCGCCTCGCGCCAGGTCATAGTGCGGTGCTCAGCGTTCACACCGCTCGCAATCAGGCGGATATCCTCCGCTTTGCTGATGTAGTCGATGCGTTTTTCTTTCTTTGCCATCTCTCTCACCCCTTTCCGAGCAAAAATTAAGAGCCGACGAGACAAATTGCTCGTTGGCTCTGGCTCTCAGGCTCTGGCTCTCTACCGCTTTCCCGCGTCGGCTCTGTTAAATTGATTTCCGGTGCTCTGACGGACGCGGCGGCGTTCCGTTACCGCCGTGCCCTGCGCAAAATTATTTTGGAGGTTGTTTCTCGGGCAGCTGCTGCCGCCCGTCACAGCACCGGAATGCTGTTGTCACTTTTCCGCCTGTTTCTGCTGTGCGGCTGTGCGCTTGCTGCTGCACAGCGCACAGGTCCGGCGGTTGTCTCTCGGCGGTCGCTTGCCACAAATAACGCACAGGCCGGCAGCGTAGCGAGCGTCACGCCGCTCACGCTGTTTCTCGGTGGCTCGCTGAGAGTATTCCTTGCGCTTCTCGGCGGTCAGCTCGTTAAAATACCGCAAGGTGCGCTCCGTGTTTTGAGCCGCACACGCGGCGCAGGTCGTGCGGCCGCGGCGTGCTTTAGCCTTGCGGCAGCGGACGCAGATGCCGTGCGTCTTATACCACTCATACTCCTCGCGGTCATACATCGGCGCACTCTCCGCCGCACGCCGCATAGCCTGCAAGGTCGATAAAGCTGTCTCGCGTGCCCGAACCGCCTGCAATACGCGCAATCTTGAGCAGCGCCATCATCATGGCGACATCGGTTGCGTCGATATACACACAGCCCGCCTCATCCACGCACGCGCGACTGAGGTATGTTTCCCAAAATTCCGCGATCGTCTCAAAATTGTCCTCCGGCGTGCCGTAGTCCTGCTCACGCTCGCCGCAGACACACTGCTCGGCACGGTGCAGCACCTCGGCGCGGGTCAGACGCGGCATCTCACCGCCACCATAGGTGCAGTTGTCCTCAGTCGCAATCGGGTCCGGTTCCACGAGGATGCCCTCGCTCGCCGCCGAGCCGAGATATTCAGCAAGCGTCGTCTGCAGCTTACGCAGACGTTCCTGCAAGTCGGGACTTTCCGGCGTCTGCGCCATCATTGCGACGGCAGCACCGCGAATTGTGTTGAATAAATCCACAGACCGAGTTGCTTTGTTGATTGTCATTGTCAAAACCTCCATAATTTGCACCATCCGGTGCTCTGACGGACGGGCGAGGTACAAGAGGACAAACCCTCGCCGCCGCCAAAAGAAATAGGTAAGGTGTTTCGGGTGGGTCGCCCGTCACAGCACCGGATTTTACTTTTTGTCTGCGGTGTTCAAGTTGGACACCGCCTTGCGCATTTTCTTATGCGGGCACTCCCGCACCTGGCCTGCCCGTCTCCATGCGCTCTCGCAAAAGCCCTGGACGTTGAGCATCGGGCACATAGCCGGACAGATTGTTCGATCTTGCATTGTTTGCTCCTCCTGCGCTCCGGCGGACGCACCCACTCGTCTGCATTCCGGGTGCACCCGCTTGTATCCTTGCCACTTTGATGTGGGGGACGGCGTAATGGCTGACCACCGTCCGCCGCAGCGCAGGAAGCTGTCCGAGGCTCTGACGGACAGGCGAGGAAATATCACAAAACTCACCTACCGCCAAAGGTCGAAGCTCGAGCAGGCATTACACTGCCCGTCACAACCTCGGACGTATGTCTCACGCCTTCCGGCGCTCTGCCCGCTCGCGCAGCATTTTGCTGAGCGGGTCCTCGTCGGCCTCATCCTTGGGCGGCTCCGGCATCACGAGGCGGCACCGCGCCGACACGCTCAGACCGAGCGCCGACGCACAGCTCTGGCACTGACCAAAGTAAACGTTCGCCGTCTTGGTCCAGCTGCCCGCCTCCTTGGCGTCGCCCTGCATGATCGCACGGTTCGCCCAGTTCTGGGCGTTCTGCCATGCGGCGCGAGCGATAAAATACCGCGCAAGCATGTCATAGTCAAGGTCGGAAAAGATATGCAGGGCAACCAGCTTTTTCGCAGTCAGCCGGTATTCTGCCTCCATCACCTGCGGCAGATACTTGGGCACCGTGATGCGTTTCGGCTCCTTCGCCCGCACCTCGCTTTTGGCTTTTGCCTCGATCTCGGCGTTTGTACGGTGTCCTGCCATGCGCTTTCGCGCCTGCTTGATGTCCACCGTCCCGTCCGCCTCCCGCGGAATTGGCTTGCTTGCTGGCATATCTCGTCACCTCACTCTCTCAAATTCCGAAGCCGCTCGGCCTTGCGGCCGGTCAGTGTCTCCCATCGGCGTAAAATTACATCGCAGTACCGCGGCGACAGCTCTACCGCCACGCATTTACGGTTTGCCTGCTCGCAAGCCAACAGCGTCGTGCCGCTGCCGCAGAACGGGTCATACACCGTGTCACCAACGTCCGTGCTGTTGCGGATCAGGTAGTCAAACAGCGGAATCGGTTTCATGGTCGGGTGGTCGCGGTTCGCCTTGGGTCGAGGACAGTCGATCACGGTCGTTTGGCTGCGGTCGCTGCACCACTTGTGCGCGGCTCCCGGCTTCCAGCCGTACAGACACGGCTCGTGTTTCCACTGGTAGTCCTGGCGGCCCATCACAAAGCAGTCCTTGTTCCAGATCAGCTGCTCGCGCACCGGCCATCCAAGCTGTTCAACCGCCTGAGCGAACACATCCCACGTTTTGCTCGCACACCAGATGTAATACGCTGCGCCCTCTCGCAGCCACTCGCTGACAGCATCAAACGAGCCGGTCAGCAGTTTCAGCAGCGCGTCACGGTCAACGCCATCATTCTCGATGGTCATTGCATCGCCGGTCTTGCCGACGTAATCGACGCCATACGGCGGGTCAGTAAGCAATAAATCAACTTTTTGTGTTACCCCCCCCCGAAAATTTTGTCTAAATGCGGTTTTTCGGTACAATTTCCACACAAAAGAACGTGGTCTCCGAGTTTCCACACATCGCCGTCCTGGGCGCGGCTGGGTGTATCGGCATCCGGTTCGCCGCTGTCGCCGTCATCTTCGGCGGCAGGTGGTTCTTCGTTCGGGTCTTCCATTTCCAAATCAGCTGCCGAGAATCCGGTGATTGTCAGGTCCATGCCCGCGGCCTGAATCTCGCCCAGCTCCAGCGCCAGCATCTCGGTGTCCCAGCCGGACTGCTCCGCAAGCCGGTTGTCCGCCAGAATATACGCGCGGCGCTGTGCGTCCGTCAGGTGCTCGACCAGCACGCACGGCACCTCGGTCATGCCCTCGGCCTTGGCCGCCAGCACGCGCCCGTGTCCGGCGATGATATTCCGGTCGCTGTCGATGATTACCGGATTGACAAAGCCAAACTCCCGCAGGCTCGCTCTGATCTGCGCGATCTGGCTCTCGCTGTGTGTCCTCGCATTTCGCGCATAGGGCACCAGCTCCCCGATCGGCACGCGCACCATCTGTTCCGGCATAAACCACGCCGCTTTTACCTCGCCCGGCCCTGCCGGACCGACGCTTTTCTTGTTTGCCATTCCAAAACCTCCAAAATTCCCGCTCCATTGGGAAAAAATCTCGCACGAATGGGGGGCTGCGGTCAAGAGCGCCCCGCCGCAAAACTTTCCGAGGGCGGGGGGACTCCGAGAAATCTTGAGATTTCTCGCCAAGTTCGCGCACACCCACCTGCCTGCGCCCGTCCAAGCCTTCTGCCTTTCAGCGCCGTTTCGTCTTGCCTTTAGCCCTGCTTTCGGCCATGGTCTTTGCGCTGTGGCAACCGTGGCACAGGCTTTGCAGGTTGCTTGGGTCGGTAAAGCGCTGCCAGTCTCCGTTATGCGGCTCGATGTGGTCAACGTCTGTCGCTCGGACTCGGCGGCCTTGCCGTGCGCACTCGCGGCACCACGGCTCACGCAGCAGCTGTGCCGGCCGCAGGTTGTCCGTCCAGATCGGCAGGCTGTACCAGCCACGCCACCGGCGGCTCTCTGTGCTGCGCCGTGCGCTGTCCTTGGGTCTGTGCTTGTCACAGTACCCGCACCGCACCAGTTCCCGGCAGCCGGGATGCAGGCACGGCCTCAGCGGCTTACTTGTCATACTCGAGCATGTCGTGCAGAGCAGCTGCGCTGCTGGCGATAATCTTGTTAATCCGGACGATCCGCTCGGTCAGCTTGTAGCGCTTCTCAAAGCTCGGTTCAAACTCGCGTTCCCTCAGCAGATCAAGCCGCCGCTGACGCAGCCGGTCGAGGTTGCGCTTGTACTCAGGTATCATCTCGCGCACCGTTTGCACGACACTCACCGCCTTTCCGGCAAAATAAAAAACAGGAGCTAACTTGCAACACCTTTGCTTGGTGTTACGAAGTCAGCTCCTGTCTGCTAAGACGTTGGCTTGCACCGTCGAAATCAACGATGGACTCGTGTTTGCACTTTTCGCACCACAACGGGAACCGCTGTAGCACGGTCGAATCAGGCGTTACCCAAACCTTTGTGGGCTTTCCGCATCGCGGACACCTGATCTTCATTCTTTTTTGATTATACACCTTTCATCCTCCTTTGTCTACCTGTTCGCTTTCGTTTCTCCGCAACCGTGTCAAATGTTATAGAGCATTCCAAGCCAGCAACAACGCGCGTGCGTGTGCGCGTTGCGTGTGTATTATAATAGGTATTTTTCGGCATTAAATATTTAACAAATCGGCAGGATGCAATCTCATTTCTGCCGCCGCCCTCATCGAGCACCTGTGCTCCGGGCGGTGCATCAACGGTCGTGCCGTCATCCACCCATGCATAGGTTGTGACCGGTCGGTCAAGGTTGCGGCTGCCGACAAACTGCTTTTTACCGTTGAGCGATGCCTCGCGTCGCTCCTTGGTGAGATAGCCTGCCCAGCCGTCGTAGCCGCGCTCTCTAATATAATTAAGCTGTATGTCGTCGCCCCAGATCCAGAGTGACCGCATCAGCTCCAAGTCACCACCTGTGGCATTGATAATAATATGCGCGTGCGGCCGGTGGTCACCGTGCCTGCCCTCCAAAATATAGATGTATTTCAGCTCTGGCAAGTCTCGTGCTTTGCGGTAGGCCCTCATCTGCGAGAACACTTTGCCGAGGTGCTTGCGCGTCATGTCGGCGCTGTCCGGCAGATCTGCATCTCGGTAGGTGACGGTGAGCACTAAATCGCCCTCGTCAAAGTTGGTCGCCATCAGCATTTCCAGTTTGCGCTGCGCCGTGTTGGCGTTGGTGCGTTGGATCTGTTCCTCCGTCACTTCGCGGATGCGCTTGCGCTCCTGCTTGCTGGCATTTGGTCGCGGCACCGTGTAGGTGATATCCCACACCAGCCGCCCGGCCCTGGTTGTCTTTCTCCTCTTCATCTCTGCCTCCATCGGTGTCCAATTTGAACACCACAGCGGACGAGTTTCCCCGTCCGCGTGTAGTTTTATAGAATATCCGCAAAATTTCGGTTTGTCAAATATTTTTTAGTCCTTTAGATGCTGACACATGATTTCGACCGCTATGCGGCAAGCTTCACGGTCAATATATTCTGCCATTTTCACTCACCTCCTTCGTCCAGTAGCGGTGTCTGCAAGCATCGCAACTAATATACTCTTTCCCGATAAAATACTGTTCACAGTGGTATAGGCTGTCGATCATTGACGGGCAAAATTTAAGCACACCGTTTTCATCTTCATAGCTTATTCTCGGATGATTACGGAGAAACACATCCTGCCGTGTCTCTCGCTTTTTAACGTTTTTGTTCATTCGTTTCCCTCATTTCCTTTTGTATTCATGCTTATCCTCCTATCAGACATCGTTATAGCGGTTCAGGCAACGAGTATTATTGCAAAACCGTTTCTGACCAATTACCTTTAACGGCTGTCCGCAAAACTGGCAATACACCGCTTCCGTTCTCGGCGGAGCGTCATCCGCGTGTGTTCCGCCGTATCTCATGCGGTTCATCATGCACACCACAGAACCCGGCTGAGCAGCGGCGATGCAGTGTTCTTTTGCTTTGCAGTAGTAGCACTCAGGCGTTCCCACTCCTAATCATCTCCTTCCTCAGCTCTTTGAGCTTGTCCGACATCGCCTGTTCAGCTGTCCTCATTGCGACCCCTCCAGACAAATTCACTGTAATCCTCATCGCACTTATCGCAGAACGCCATGTACTCCTCGTTAGGCCGGTACACCGGCTTACCGTCAGCGCAGCAGTGCGCGCACATCTCGCACGGGTCTGCATCACCGGACACCAGCAGCCGCATATCCTGCTCCATGTCATTGAGCTGCTTTTCTATGCACACGGCATGAAACACGGGTGCCGCCTTAACCGGCTCCCCGCAAAATTTACACTTCGCCATTATTCCGGGAACACCTCCGTCCACGAGCTGACGAGAATATTTGCCTCGCATGCTTCATCGTCCAGATCCGGGAAGAACCACTTGCCGCCGCGGTAAACATACTCACCGTAGCGATTAGTGCAGCCGCACAGCTTGCACAGCACCCGAGCGCCCTCCGGCGGCCGCTCATCGGTGTACTCATGCCAAACGCTGCCGCTCTCCCGTCCGCAAATCATCTCAAATGGGTCAATTTCAAGCGCCTGCGCCACCTCGAAAAGGTCGCTGAGGTCGGGTGCATGATAAGCAAGCGGATCTGCTGACCACAGCCAACTCATATACCACTGGTGGCGAGCTTCGGGCAGATCGTCCACGTTGCGGATATCCTTGCACGCCAGCGCAAACCGGATGTTGCGCCGCGCCTTTGCTAACGGTGAGGCGTTAAACGCTGCAATCTGCTGCTCGTGGTTTTCCTCGCGCTCAGCCTTTTCCTGTTCGTTTTTGAGGCGCTGCTTAACCTTGCCGCACACGCGGTCACAGTTGGCGGCAAGCGAGCACTCATGGCAGCAGCCGTCACAATAGCCATCTTTCACCCATGCGGCACGCTTGTCTGCGCCGGTGCAAGGCTCTATGCAGGGCGATGCCTCCGGGCAGGTCAGCGGTGTAAAGTCAAATTCCGCCGCCTTGCGATGCGCTTTAATTTTCTTGGCGTCTAAATTCCAATAGCGGTCCTTGTACGCGCCGTGCAGCTCCCTTTGCAGGTCCGCATCGCACTGGCTCAGCTCGTAGGCGGCGCTGTCGTTAATGCGGTGCTCCCGAAACAGCTCTTTCCACTCGTCGGTCAGGCCGTTGTCGATTGCCTTTGCCCTGGCGATCTGGCTCTCGGACGTTTTGAGCACCTCGGCAACATAACTGCGCAGCTTGCCCGGCAGCTCGACCACGCCGCGGGCCTGCAGGTCCTTGAGCGCGGCCTCAATCTCCTTGGCGGCCTGACCGGTGTACTCGGCAGTCAGACCGCCGCCACCGCGCGCCATGGTGTTTGTCCAGTGCAGGATCAGCGTCTGGATGGACGGGTCAAGGTCGGCATCGAGCACAATACAGGGCGCGGTCTTGCGGTCGAGCAGCGCCAGTGCATTCCTCCGGCGGTGTCCTGCAAGGAGTAAGTACCCGCCCTCGGTCTTGCGGCGTACCACAAGCGGCTGCTGCAAGCCGATAACCTTGATGGACTCCGCCAACTCGTCAATGTCATTCTGCGCGTAGCTGTTGTTCTCGTTCTCCTCAATTTCGGCGAGTGGGATCTGCTCCACCCGCATTTCTCCGGTGTCCGATTTGGACACCGCCTCGCCCATCAGCTCCGCAAGATTAAATTTCTTTGCCATCTCAAAGCACCTCCATGAGTTCTTCAACCCACGCCCGGTAATCTCGGGCGGCCGCCGAGGTCGGCGACCACTCCGCGACGGCCTTGCGTGCGAAAACCGCCTCGTCGACCTTGTCCGTGCGCCGGATCATCGTCCGGAATACGCGCACCGGGCAGGTCTCCCGGATGTACTCCTCGCCGTCGCGCTGGACGGGCGAATTGTGCCACATCGTCAGCAGCGCACCGGCGATGCGCGTCGCCGGGTTGATCTTGCGGACGCTCTCGATCTGCTCGATCAGTTCGTCCATGCCCTCGATCTCGAAGCGGCCAATCCTGAGCGGGATAATCACATCGCTGCTGGCCGCAATCGCGCCGATGCTCGCCTGTGAGAATGCCGGCGGACAGTCGAAAATGATGAAGTCGTAGCTGTCGTCCTCGATCACTGCGTCGCGCAGGTCACGCATCGCGCGGACCGCCATCTGTGACGTGCACCCGCCATCCACGCCGAGCGTTGCGAGCGACATGTCGGCCGGGATCACGTCCACGCCGGACATCGTCGCCATCTCGACCACCTCGTCGTAGCAGACAGCGCCGCCGGTGAGCAGAGCGGCCAGACCGCCGCGCTCCTCGGTATTCACGCCGCAGTAGCGGCTTGCGTTGCCCTGATGATCTACGTCCACCAGCAGCACGCGCTTTTCGTAGTCGGTGGCGAGGATTGCCGCCAGATTTACCGCGGTGACGGTCTTGCCGACGCCGCCCTTCAAATTGACTATGCTAATCGTTTTCAAGATGTTTTCGCTCCTTTTTCTTGTTTCAGTGTTTTTTCTTTGTGCGCGGACCGTATTTCCGCATCGTAACACCATGCTTTTCGAGCACCGCTCGCACCGTTTTGCTTGAGCGGTGCATACTTGCCGCCACGATTGCAAGCGGCATTGTCTCGTACATTTCGCAGATTTCCTTTTCTTCCTTATCCGTTAACGGTATGCGCGGACCTCCGGCCGGTCTGCCGCCGTTCGGCGGTGCAGGCTGGATTTCCTTGTGGGCCACGCCGCGTGCGTCGCGGTTCGCTGTGTAGACGGTTTCCCGGTAGCTATACGGCACGCCAAAGACTCCGGTGCCGGAAACCTCAACTGTTTCATAGATTCCCTTCGGGTGCCGCCAAATGACGCGGCGTGTCTCAGCTGCCATGCTGCACCTCGTGTGGCTTAAACTCGGCGCTATCAAAATCGCCATTCATCAGCATCTCGCACAGTTGCTTGATCATGCTGTCTGCAATCTCGCGGATGATGTATTTACGCGCAACATACTGCAAGGCACACAGCACTCGCGCGGAATCACAAAGCAAATCGTCATCATCACGAGGATTTGCCATAATTTCAACCGTTGTCCCGTCAATTTTAATCTCAATCATGCTGTCGCTCCTTCCGGTTCCGTTTGATATATCTCAGCACCGCACCGATGGCCTCTGCCCGCTCACGGTACTCCCGCCGCATTTCAGGTGAACAAACCTTACTCTGTGCGTACAGTCGGCGGCGCTCAAACCGCAGCCTTGGGATTGCTTTTCTTAGCTTCATGCTTTTTCTCCATTCTGGCGGTCTGCAGGATCACTTCCCTCTGGCCGTCCATGTACTCGGCAAACTGCTGCAGGTTGCCGTCAAAGTCGAGCCGAACCTTGCCGAGCCGACCTTCTTTGTTTTTCAGCACCTGCAGGCAGCGCTCGTTCGGTGGTGCGTTTTCTTCCTCGTTGATGTACAGCGCCAGCACGGCATCGGCGTCCTGCTCAATCTGACCGGACTCACGCAGATCGGTGAGCGTCGGTGCTGCGTCAGGTCTTGCGGTTGATGCACGGTTGAGCTGACTGAGCGCCACAACCAGAATACCGTGTGTCTGCGCCATTGCGTGCAAATCCAGAGAAATGCGCGTTACCTGCTCAAAGCGATCCTTGCCGCGGCAGGTCAGCTGCTGGAGATAGTCGATAAAGATGATCTTGTGCCGGCGCTGTAAGGCGGTCGAGAGAATATCCTGCACACTCCAGCCGCTGGCCGGAATGAGTTCAACATCGCTCTCCATAATCTCGCCTTTCAGTCGCACCACGCGCTCCCATTCTTCCTGCGTCATCTCTCGGCGGTTGATACGGCCGAAGTCCACGATTGCACGATTGGCAATGATGCGGTTGGTCAGCTTGGCCGGTGATGTTTCCAGACTGTAAAAGCCAACCTTGTCGTGCCGTCCCATGTGTACCGCCATCTGCAGAGCCATTGCTGTCTTGCCCGCCGACGGTCTGCCGGCCAGCACGACGAAATCACCGTAATCGCTGTACAGGCGGCCGTCAAGGCGGCTGAATCCGTAGCTGATAAACTTGCGCTTAGTGGATTGCTCCTCCACGAAGTTGACCAGCGCGTCCTGCATCGTCACGATCTGAACGCCCGACCGCTCCCCTGCTGCGGCGCTGGCCTGTGCGATCAGCTCGCGGCCTTCCTCGCTGGTCTGAATCTGAGCCAGCCGGTCCGCCAGCTCGTGCAGGCGGGTCACTCGGGTCTGCTCCTGCATCGCAGCAACATAGGCTTTCCAACGTCGGCCGGTCAGGGTGACTTCCATGCAGTCGAAGAACAGCGGCTCGTATTCTTTGCCGACAGCCGCGCGAAGCGTGACTGCATCAAGCGGCTTGCCCGCGTTGAAAATCTGCCGGGCTGCCAGATATACGTTGCGCAGTTCCTCGCGAGTGAAGTCCTGCTCGCTCGTTGCTGCGAACAGCTCACCAGCAATCTGTGGCTCGAGCAGCAGTGAGCCAATCACGCTGTATTCCGCATCAAGCGGTGCTACCATTCTTCCACCTCCTCTGCTTTCTTCCGCGGCGGCTTTGATGACGACGGATTATCGTACTTGCCCTCAAGCACCTTGACCAGATTATTCTCGTTCAGCAGCCAGTCAAAATCGGCCTTCCAATGGCGGTCGTTCTGGCCGGCGCAAAAGCTGCTCGCCTGTGCCCTGCGAAACGCCTCATCGAGCTGCTCCGGCGTGTAGCCCTTGTCGTGGATCAGGCGCACCGCTCGGCGGCGCTTGTCCGTCAGCCGGACGACTCTCGGCAGGTTGGTGCAGATGGCGTTGTACCGGTCAACGACCTGCTGGGCTTTGCTTATTTTCGTCTTATTTGACTCTTCTTCTATTTGTGTATTATTTTGTTCCTTAATGATTTCACCGTTCGGTGAAATGTCATTTCCGTTATCGGGTAAATCCATTTCACCGTTTGGTGAAATGGATTTCACGGTTTGGTGAATGGGTAAACGGCTCTCGTCAATGGCGTAAAAAGTCGTCCGGTCATAGGAATTTTTAGAGTAATGACCGGTCAGCAGAACGCCGGCTTTTTTGAGGTCGCGGATGATGCGCTCAATCTGCCGACGAGTCCAGAACGGGAACAGTCGTTCCAGTGCGGACAGGCTGTTGTATGTCCAATAGCGGCCCTCGTAGAAGTGCCGCTCGTTGGCGGCATTTTTCGCAATCCAGTATTGCATATGAGAGATAAAGGTCGCGCAATCCGTCCCGAATTTCTCCGCAACATCACCGTCAAAGTGATAGGTCATGTGTCAACCTTCCCCTCCTTTCGCCTCTCGCTCAGCATAATGCTTGCCTTGTACATGTCGATGTTCTGGCGCAGATGATGATACAGACCGACCATCACCAGAAATTCAGCCAGTTCTCCCGGTCGGCTGCTCTTCTTCTCTGCCAGCTCCGCGATTTCTGTCCACAGCTCGTCAGGGATTGGCAGCCGCACGTTTACCTCATGCATTGCGTACCCCTCCCATCAACAGAGCCAAGCCGACCATACCGGCCAGCACCGTGACGGACAGCGGCAGCGTGCCGTTGTCCGTCAGCCCGGCCGTGAGCAGCAGCAGCGTAAAGCCAATGCCGACCATGTGAGGGCGCACGCCCTGACAGCCGCCATCGAGCACCTCAAAATCCGGTACTTGACGGTCGATGGCTGTGGTGGTATAATTATAAATACAAGATGTTTTTGCATTGACGCTCAGTACGGTTGCCGCCGTCTGGGCGTTTTTTCTTTGTCCGTTTTTCAATTTTCTCGCTCCTTTGCTGTCTCGCCGCTGATCAAGGCCATCTCTGCCAGATAAGCCCGCCGCAGCATACGCTGCACAATGGCGTTATATCGCGGTGATTCATCATCGTCAATTTTGCGGTCGAGGGCGATCATCGCCAGATCGTGCGCGTCGGCACGCTCCTGCTCGTAGTCCTCGCTCTCCAAGCCGACCTCCAAGGCCAGCTGCTGCAGCTCCACATTGCTTTCCGGCCGCCGCCACAGTGTACCCAACGGACACCGGTTGCAGTAATATCCGCGCAGCCACGGCGCACGATACGCCTCTGCCATCTCAGCCACGCGCACCGGCGTAGGTGTCCGGTCCTCCTGCTCGATGGCCTGCAGATTCCGCACCGACCAGCCAAGCATCTCGGCTGCCTTTTCCTGCGTCAAACCCGCACCTTCGCGGGCACTTTGGTAGATATTCTGGTATCTTTCCATCGTTGTCCTCGCCTTTCCGTTTGTGATAAAATTATCACAGAATGTAACCGATACGCTGTTGCCGCAGCGCTTCTGTGTCGGCCTGCTCCTTTGCTTTTTCAAAACGCAGGACTTCATCCTGGCGGACCTTCCAGCCTGCAATTTTTACTGCTGACAACTGACCGCTCCGGAGCAAGGTGCGAACGTATGACGGCGAGCACATCCAGCGCTCGGCAAGCTGATCGACCGTCATGTACTTGTTCGATGCCATTTAGACTACCTCCTTTTCGTCATACAGCGCATCAATCGTGCAGCCGAGCAAGCGTGCAATCATCGGCAGGAATTTCGGACGAGGATACGTTCCTGCTAATTCCCACTTTGCAACTGTACTGCGATCGACATTGAGTTCTGCCGCCATTGCCTGCTGTGTGATGCCTTTTGATTCTCGTAAAATTCTAATCTTTTCCACGTTCTCACCTCTTTTGTGAACATTCTTCACATTTGATGATTCTATTATAGTGGAGTATCTCCACATTGTCAAGTATTTTGTGGAGTTTTTTCTCTTATCATTGCAATGTGAATTTCTTTCACATATAATTGAATCAGGTGATGATTATGAACAACCTCAAAACTGTACGGAAATCAGACCCACGCAAGCTAACGCAGAAGGATGTGGCTGATTTTTTGGGGGCTGATCGCTCCACATACGCTAAATACGAAACCGGAGACAGCGAACCGAATTTTGACACGCTCTCCCGTCTGTCAGACTTTTTCGGCGTTTCGATTGAGTACCTGATGGGACGATCGAGCAATAAACGACCATCAATTTACGATGATGACATCAAATTTGCACTTTTTGGGACGACTGATATAGACGATGCAACATTAGAGGACATCAAGGCTTACGCGCGTTTCAAGCGTGAGCAATATAACAAAAGGTAACTTTATGGATCGCAGAACGAGCTTATATCTATACGCATGGCGGAACCACATTGACGTGGACTACTTCCCCATGCAGACAGCCGAGGCTTTCTCGGTTCCAATCGGTGGCACTTGCGCCATCGCTCTGGACCCGACCAAGATCCGCTCCGAAGCGGACGAGGCAGTCAAGCTGTCGCACGAACTCGGCCACTGTGTCTACGGTGGTTTTTACAACAAATACACGCCGTTTGATGTCCGCGCCCAGCACGAGAACAAGGCAAATGCCTGGGCGGTGTATCGGCTTATCCCTTGGGGCAAGCTCAAGCAGGCTGTGAAGAGTGGCATCACCGAAGTGTGGGACTTGGCCGAGTATTTTGACGTGACCGAGGATTTCATGCGTTGGGCGCTCTCCTACTACACAGAGCGCAAAAACTATAAATTTGAGTAAAAAATAAAGGTGTTCAAATTGAACACCTCGATAAAGGGGTTTAGGCTATGGGATTCAGATTTCGTAAATCGTTTAAAATCGCACCGGGCGTGCGTGTAAACGTTGGTAAAAAATCAGTCGGCATTTCTGCCGGCGTCAAGGGTGCCCGCGTGTCGGTCAATAGTAGCGGCCGCAAAACTACGACCGTCGGTCTGCCTGGCACCGGTCTGTCGTACAGCAAAACCGAGAAGATCGGCGGCAGCAAGACTAAAGCCGCCAGCACGTCGGCATCCGATGAACCGCTGGATACCATTACCCGTCCCGATCTGCCGCCCGCACAGCCGCAGGAAGAAAAGAAGAAAAACGGCTGCTGTGGCTGTGCCGTATATGCTTTTATTGCATTACTGATTATCGGTGCGCTTGGCAGCTGCATCGGTGGCACGGATGATAAAGACAAGCAGACCGATACGGCTAACGATGGCACACAGGCCGCAGTCATTACACAGCTGACGCAGACAAGCGATGCTGTTACCGAGATTGACCTCGGCAGCAGTCAGACCCTGACCTATACCGTTGATCCGTCTGACTTTGCGATGACCGCTGACGCAGTATATGCCACCACCTCAGACAGCGATGTGCTTGCCGTATCGGCGGAATGTCTCAGCGATCCGGCACGCGTAGAGGTGACGCTTACTGGCAAATCCGCAGGCACCGCAGACTACACCGTTCGCGCCGCCGACAGTGATGTGCAACAGACCGGACAAGTTACTGTCCATGATCGAGCAGCCGAGCAGGCAGAAGCTGAGGCTAAGGCCGAACAGGAGGCAGCCGAAAAGGCAGCCGCTGAGAAGGCTGCGCAAGAACAGGCAGCCGCCGAAGCTGCAGCGGCTCAGCAAGCAGCGCAGGAGCAGGCCGCCGCTCAGCAGAGTGAGACTGTTTACATCACGCCCAGCGGCAAGCGTTGGCACCGTTCCGCAAGCTGTGCCGGCAAGAATGCCCGCGCAGTCACGATGGATCAGGTCGGCAGCCGCACGCCCTGCCAAAAGTGCGCATAAAAACAAACAGCAGACCCTCTCCCCTTGGGGTCTGCTATATTTTCAATCATGCAATCGAACAAATGTACGTTTTTGGAGGTTTTTATGGCTAACAAATACAAATACTCGCGCACCATTGTCATCGGTCACAAGGACGATGGCACACCGATCCGCAAGTACATCCAAGACAACAACAAGGCAAGATTTGAGGCCAAGGTACGCGCCGTGCAAATGCTGGTCGCACGCGGCGGCACGCCCGGCAAGGTTACTGTCGAGCAGTGGGCGTGGCAGTGGTATCACACCTACAAGGAGCCGCACGTTGGCGAGAGCCAGCGCAACAATTACGAGGAGCACTTGCGGCTGCGCATCTGTCCGGCGATTGGTTTTCTGGCGCTGGACAGTGTGAAGCCGTTCCAGCTGCAGGAAATGATGAACAACGCCAGGACCAGTAAAGGCAAGCCGCTCGGCGCAAGTACCGCCGCTAAACTGCATTACATCACGCACGCGATCTTTGAGCAGGCGGAGATCAACGGCCTGATTGCCTCCTCTCCGTTCCGCCGTATCGAAACCGTGGGCGAGGATGAAAAAAGCCGCCGTGCACTGACCCGCGCCGAGGAGCAGATCGTGCGCGAAGTCGCAAAGCGTCACTATGCAGGACCGTGGGTGCTGCTCATGCTTGACTGCGGCCTGCGCCGCGGCGAAACCGTGCCGATCGGTGCCCGCGATGTCAAAGACGGCCTGCTGTGTATCTCGCAGGCGGTCGAATATAAAACAAAGTCGAACCAGCCGACTTTGAAGTCTACGAAAACCGCAGCCGGAGCACGCTATGTTCCCATTCCTGTCGAGCTGCAAAAACAGTTGGACATGAAATCGCGGTATTTCTTTCATGTCGAAAACGGCCGCATGCTATCCATGACCAAAATGCGCCGCATGTGGCACAGCTTCTACCGGGCTTGCGACATTGCGGCCGGTGCCGAGCTGTACCGCAACGCCGTTGTCAAGCACGCTTTTGATCCGGCGATCACGCCGCACTACCTCCGGCACACTTACTGCACCAACCTGCGCCGTCAGGGCGTGGATCTGAAAACCGCCCAGTATCTCATGGGCCACGCGGAGCTAAGCACCACCGCCAACATTTACAGCCACGTCACCGAGGAAGATGTGCGGGGATTGAAGGTTTGA